CAAGTAGAAGTAGTTGTTGATGCAGGAGCCGGTGTAGAAGTAGTAGTTGGTGCAGGAGCCGGTTTTATGTTAACTTTTTTCTCAAGATTTCCTATCTTTTTCTCAACACTATCATTTTGGGCTTTTAATTTTTTTGCAAGACGGTCATTTCCTTGTTGTTGTGCTTTAAGAAGTCTTACTTCTAAATCTTTATTTTGATTTAGTAATTTGTTCAAATCTTTTTCTAATTGATCTAATCTAGGATCAGGCTGTACTACTTGTTGTGGTGTATTAACAGTAACATTAATAGGCTGTGGTTGTTTTACAGTTGCTGGTGCTTTTGGTTTTTGATCATCTATTCCTAATGTATCGTCTATAAAAGGGTTATTGTCCCAAGTGTTTGGAAGTTTAGGCTCTGCTGGTACTTGTGCTTTTGCTTTTGCTTTTGCTTTGGCTTCTTTACCTTTTTTGATTAATTTTTTACCTATACTTTTTATTGGGGATGGAATTTTACTACCAACGTATCCTCCTGTGGCCGTTGCTCCTAAATCCACCCATGGATTTTCATCAGCATCATACGGAAGTCCGTCTAGGTTTGCGGCATAATTGCCTGTATATGCACCTGCGGCTGTTGTAGCGGCTGTAGG